AATAGGAAAAGGGGCGACTGCACCGCTCGTTGTCTATATCCTCGGATATAAAAACCTTTATTGATCAAACAAAACTAGTGATTAATAATCTCTAGCCAACACGCCCATAAGGGATTAGTTTGAGTTTGAATATTTGTGTATTTGAGGGATACACACCCTTTGAAATCCTACACAGTAGTAGGAAGATTGTATTGGTATAGTGAAGGACAGTTTCTGAAAAAGAAATAATTGTAATCATGTCCCAAACCTAACCAATGATTAGTTCGGATTGTAGAGGTTGATGGTCCTACAAACACACCTTGAAACACCACATTATCAGTAGATGTATCATCATTTGAAGATCCCAATACAGCGGTAGTGGGATTAACAAACTGAAAATTGTATCTAGAGTAATATGGATAATTCATAAGAATACCAGTTTGCACATTAGCATCTGTTAGTGCAACTCCACTTCCTGGATCTTGAACACCTAATTGCACAGTATAAGCTGACAGATTATTAGTTAAACTAGCAGTAGCTACAGTATTAATAATATTATATGAAGAAGTTGACAACAAACCAGGATAACGCTTCATTTGCATTGAAGCACACTTAATGTTGGTATTTGTCTCCATATTTATAGAGTGATTAACAGAACCACGCTGTCCAACAAACATAGTGGAAACCATCTGGATAAAACCAGTGCGAACATAATTATATGAAGCAGTTCCTACACCAATAACTTTATTTGCTGTCCACAACCCATTTGTATCAAATCCCTGATAAAGTGGAGTTCGTGAAGAATACTGGATCAAATTAGAAGTTCCAGTCCCAGCTGGAACAACAGTGATCATCGAATATTGATGAGCTAATCTATGAAGTAGGGGTCTCAAAGACTTAACACTCTCACCATAGTGTATCAAATACTTGTTAGGATCACCAGACGTGGGTTTATTACCACAAATAACTTGGCGCACACTAGCAGGATATTCCACTTCAGCTGACTGTAAAGTCAGTGTGGAAGCTGCTAATGGACCATTGAAAACAGCATTTGGATAGGCATATTCAATATTTTCAGCTGCTCGGGCAAACACTAAAACCACTATAGATGAAGTAGCTTGAGGTCCAGATAATGGATTCACCACTCGCATAGTTAAAGTACCATTCGCATAGCCTGCAGAAGGTGCAAGAGCACCTCCCACAAAATTATAGTTAGTGGTACTACCATTGGTCTGCAAGAAGGTAGTAGCCTGAGAATATGGGACTCTAATTTCTAAGTCTTGGTCAGCACCAATATCAACAACTTCATTGAAAACTGTTGTATAATCCGGCACTGTTGTGGAGATATTGTTAGTTGGATCAAAAGTAACACGAACACGCCCTTTGTGAAAGCGTGTACAAATGAATTTAAATCTAAAGATAATATCACCACGCCAAGCCTTGAACATCGTAGATACATAGGACATAGGAGGATATTGATTAACCTCATTAGTACTATTGTTAAATCCCAATTCTGGTGTAACACGTGCAACTAAAGTAAGCTTGTCTACAGCGTCAGAAGAGGCCAAAACGGCTTGTCCAATATAACTTTCCTTGCCAGCTAAATACGCGATTTCTAATTCATCACGACCATCAAGACCGACAGTTCTAGGATCGATTGTGACCTCATTCTTGGGATCCACAGCTGACCTATCTGTTGGTACAGATACTTCACAAGTACTATTATGTGGATATGCAGTGTTCTTCAGCGCATGCACTTCCTTCATATTAGGAACATTGGTGTAACCTATAGATGCAGCAAAGCTAGCAAATTTAGATGATACTGTAGAAGAAGCACGCATATATGGTCCAATCATAGGGATGCGAGATAATGCATTTGCACCTTTTGAAATAGCAGAAGCAATCTGCGATGGTTTATAATCAAACTCATCTGATTGCAAAGCTAATTTCGTAGTTGGAGCATGCAATTTAACATCTTCAGCCCATGCATACACATTAATGATAACAGATGTTCCAGAAACACCATTAGCTGATGTTAAAGGAGCGAACAAACATGGGGTAATAGTGCCCATATCTTGCGTATCTTGTGCACTGGTAATATCCAACCAATTTTTGTGGTAGAAGAAAGGTAAAGTTATTTCACCACCTTCACAAGTTTGAGGGAAAATCCATACTTTGGGACGCTGTGAATAGAGTATTAATTCTCCACCAGCAGCATCTGTCTTAATGTTTTCCCCACACAAATTTAATAGGGGACAATATGCAAAGCACATCGCTCCTGCATAAAATGGTGAAGCATTAATGATGAATTTAACCTTGAGTGTACAGCTAATAAAAGAATAATTGTTAAGTTTATTTTTAATAGGAGTACTATTAAAAAATAAATACCAAGGATTCCAAGCTGTCGTGGTCTTAAAAGAATCTGTCTGCGCCCAAGTATGGGTTTTAATCAATACAGGACGAGATAAAAACTGGGCCAACTCAATTTGTGGTTGTTGATCACTCAAATTAGTGCGATTGATATGTGGAATACCCCAAGAACTACCAGGGGTCTCATCCAAAAATTCTATAACAGTTGACTGAGTAGTTTCAGATGCAGCAGAGCCCATCATAACTTCTTGCACCTCATCCGACTGAAGATGAGGTTGTTCATCATCACTATCTTCCAGTTCAGGAATTTCTAAAAATTCCTCAATTGTAGCTTGTGATGATGGAGACGGATAAGAATCCGCATTTAAATAATAGGTAGTCTCCCTATGTGACTCTAAGTTCGTCACGCACTGCCGCAAATCTAGTTTTGCAGCACAACTTTGGCAAGATCCACATCTTGCATCGTTAATTTGATTTTGAACTATTTATATAAGGAGAGGGATAGTTAGACCACACTCCAGATTGCCCAAAGGCGATTTGCAGTTTGGGGTTGGGTACTGCAGAACCCAGCATGCTTAAAGCACGTAAGTTGGAATTGGCTTGAAATTCCCCCCTGAGTTGTTCCCAGGTGGGCAGATCTCGCTCAACGTATGGAAATAAATTTAGCTCTTCAATCCAACTATTAAAGAGTTTTCTTTTGTTTTCAAAAATATCTTTACCATACCAAAAATATTCTCTACATGCTGTATCAAGTACAGCCAAAGCTTGTAACTGTGGTGAAATGGTTTTTGAAGCCACACACATAGTTAACATCTTATCAATTGAGGCATGTTCAATTGGACAAACCATATAACCTAATTCAGATTCATAGCGCCAACTTCTTCGAAGAAAAGTGGCCTCGTCAATATGAATGAAAGGTTTGCTCTCTGTCTCTTTATCAGCCATAGTAAATTCAATATCTATATCTGCCAGAATTTTCTGCATCACTGTATGATTAAACCAAGTACACTTTTCACTCACTCCCATGATCATATCATCTCCATAAGTCATTAAAGCAATATTCGATTTAAAATCACTACAAGTTTTGAGTGGGTGACTTAAAGTATAAGTATATCTTACATACAGGCAATTCACTAATCCATTAATAATAACTGTTAAAGGATGCCCAGAAGGATTACTCCCAAAACATCTAATCAACTCTCCGTTAAAATCTAATGTAGGAAAGGCTGTATCTTCAGCTACTCCACTGACAACTCTCAATTCTTTTGCAGTCCAACCTGCCGCTACCATTATATTCTTAATGATATCAAAAGCGGCTAAGATAACAGCCGACAACATTCGTTTATCAAACTTACCATAGTCACCAGCAACAATCCGATGCAAACCGAACTGAGTTATATGTTTGTATAAATCATCCCATTCGGTAGATTGGGCAATAGTTCCAGGACCTGATTCGAAGAGAAAACGATTTCTTTGAATCAATCTGATAGTAGATAAGAAGTACATACGTACAACTAAACTCCAAGGTAATGGTGCTCCACAAAATACTCGTGTTTTACCATCCTTAATCTTTTTCCAAGCTGTAGGCTCATCTTTGAGGGAAGCTGTAAAAACAGGACAATACACTCTACTATTTTCATATTGTACTATGATAAAATCCACTTCATTTTCAATTTCAGGTGTAATCTGAACGGGATGTTGATGTCCGTCATGCGGTTCAACTGCTTCCAAAAAATACTTCTTTGACTTCCGAAACGGAAATCCAGCGCTAGTATTACGAGGCATCTTATCTACATAAGCTAAGCCTGGACATCCATTTATAGCTGTATCTAAGTCATACACTTTGACTTCTTCCAGATCACTCTTTGTTAATCCGCTCAAAATATCTCGAGTGAATTCTTCTGCACAATACTTAAGTACAGTCAAATCCATGTGAGACACTGGTCTAGCAATATCTAGCAAGGCTCTACGCCAGGGGATGTAAGAATTCATCAATGGTGGTCCAGTATTTCTGACATAACCATCTCTAACAGCTACATCACTCAAAAAAGTTTTAGTAACTCGCGATTTAAGGCCACCCCGAAAACCTGCAAAAGATCCAAAGACCTGCAAGGTGCCAGTTTCCATATATCGCACGACAGCTTTCTTACTTAAATCTACCAATTCTTGTTTATATGAACCCACCTGTAAAACGGGTGTAGAATCACTAAAAACTTCAGGTTGAATTTCATTCAGAAACTCCTGGGTAACACCCAGAGAAATAGCTTTAGTCGACCCTCCTCCCAGTACGTGAATACCAAGAATCATAGGACCCATTGCAGTTCTACTCACAAGAAGAGAACCGCAATCACCATCCAAAGTAGGTTTCTCTACATTAACAGTCCAAGCAGGTGTATTAATAAAAACCCCTCGATCATCATCAGCAAACGCAAAATCTGAAACAAGTCTTGGATTAATCATATTATTCTGCATAATATACCCATCCCTATGGCGTTGAACATATGCTCCATCAAATCTACCTGCATATGATTGCTTAGCAAACAGATCTCTAATATCTCGTTTAGGAGGAATTGAAGATAGTTCAATAAATAGCATATCTTTATCCGGAAATCTACGCAACTGTCCAGGAGTAACAAGAGTTTTAAAATTTTGAGTAACTCCATCTTTACTTTGTTGAAAAATGAGATCTAATTCAAAAACGTCATAAGGAACACAATGATTATTGAACAAATACGTATGTCCACCAATACAGACTGCCTTACCGTGTTTCTCCCGAACAACTTCTTCCGTTCGAGCACGAATAGTGTAT